ACTTACTTTAGGAGTATTAGCACTATACAAAGGATCTAACATAGATTTTTTTTGTTTCTTAGATGCTGGCATTATTACTCCTTAGTTAGTGTATCCGTTATTCCAAGATTTTGGACCAGACTTCTTTTTATTCTTCATATCGTTTTTACTTGCTGGACGATTTTTTGCCATGTCAGCCATGCTAGGTTTTGTTTTCTTAGGCAACATCTCTTTAGCAGATGGTTTACCCATTTGCTTAGGAACCATTTTTCTAGTTGGTTTATTAGCCATTATTTCTTTTTGCCCATCTTTTTCATAACCATTTTCTTCATACCTTTTTTAGCAGCAGCCTTCTTAGCGTCAGCCTCACCTTTAGCGGTATATGGGAACTTCTTTTTTCCTACTTGTGGCATGTTATACTCCTAGTTGATTCATAACGGTTGCGGTTTTTTTATTTATATGTTTTGTATTTGGGTCTTTCTCAGCATTGTAAGCCCTACCCAAATTCTCTGATGCTTTTTCTGCAGCAATTATTTTATTCATAGTAGTCCCTGCTGGCTGAATACCTTGCTTGCGTGCATCTCTATATCTTTGTAACTCGCCTTCCCACTTACGCTTTGGCATTGCAGCATCACTACTAGCATCTCCTTTGCCTATTGCCAAAGTAGAAATCTTGCATCCGAAACATCCTTCTATAAATACTGGATGATCTTTCTGATGTAGACTCATTGTTCTGTAAAATTATCTGCAGTAACATCAACATCGCCAGCAATCAATGCTGCTCTAGTAGCCTCATCAACTACATGTTTATTACCACCTAGATAAACTTCTTGATAACTTCTTAAATCTTCATCTGTTAAATATCGAACTTGTCTGTATGTCCCATTATCTTTAACAATACTAATGCCAACATTTAATTTATAAAATTCAAATAAACGGTGTCCACCCGAAGGTCCTTCTCTAACTATTGGTGTTTCAAAAACATATGTTGCCATGTTGTCCTCCATTTAAAGAGGGGGCAGGGCGTTAAGCCCCACCCCCATTACTACTAAAGAGCGCCGATTGATGAACCGGTTTCGATTCGATACAGTGCTTCTTCACGGTAGCGAGCAAAGCCAAGAACGCCGTACCAACCCATTGGGCGGTGACGCATCAACTTGTCAACTACTGGTCCGATAACTACGTGTGGCTCTTCGGCTACGGCTTGCGCCATTGCTTGCTGTCCGCATACAATTGTGTTGTATACACGTGTTACTGGGGTTACAGTTAGAGTATTAGTTCCAACGGTACCTGAGTTAGCAACATCTACAGTAAATGTAGTGTTAGTTGCACCAACAGAGATAGCAGTGATCTTTGCAGAAGCACCTACGTTAGTACCAGAGATCTTATCTCCAACTTCAGCACGTCCACCGAAAGCAGCGTTGGCTGCTACGATTGTAAACGCACCTGAAGCACCGCTAACTGCAGCAGCAGTTGCTAGTGCTGTTTGATCGGCACCTGACTTTGAGTTATACATACGTGCTGATTCAACATAGTATGCACCTTCGTAGTTGCCGATTTCTCCTGCCCAAATGCGATCCTGTGAAGAACCGTATTGGTTAGGTAGTAACCAGCCTTGTCCTGAAGAGGACTCAGCACGTAGGTCGTGTGATACTTCTGGGTGGATTCCAGCCCAGTATAGTGAACCTTTGCGTCCAATAGCCTTATTAGCACGTAACTTAGCAACAGCCTTACGGATGTCTGCTGAATCAAGTGTTGAAGAAGCAGCAACTGTTCCTGTTGATGTTGCTGAACCACCAAATAGTTTGTTGGTTCCGCCACGCAATGTTTCCATTGCTACAGCATCAATAGAATCTGCTAGGTTGAAAGCAATAACGTTTGCGATTGCTGGATCAACATCAGCAAGGCTGAAGAGTTCCAATGCGCGAGTTACCAATACAGAGTTTCCGTACTCAGCAAGAGTAATAGAAACATTGGTTGGTGTAGATAGTGCTACTGCATCTGGATCAGTTGTTTCTGAGAGAGCGGTAGTGTTTGCAGCCAAGTCAACATAGCGTTGTAGAACAACTGTTGAACCGGGGATTGATTGACGGGCAGGTGTTTTATCTGCGACTGAACGAATTAGGGGTTCAGAGCGGAGAGCAAACTCCAATAAGCGATCATACGCTTGCTGGACAAGACCTGCACCACCAGCGGTACCTCCAAGTGTGGAAGAACCTGTAGATGAATATGCATTAGCCATTGTTCGTCACCTCCAAGGTGATTGGTATTACTATGGATTAAGTATTATTGTGCGCGAAGAATATTAAGGATCTCATCTGCAGATTGTGCATTAGAAATCTTTGATTCTAAATCATCGGCACGTTCAGGGGTCACACCCATTTGAGTAACAGCATCTTGCTGCCGTAAGGCTGCTAGATTAAGTTGTTTCTCTTCTGAAGCCTCAGACGATGTTAATCCAAATAGATCGCCATTATCTTCAAGCCAGTTATTAACTGACTCTTCGCTAATATCTTCTAGATCTTTAAGGATTAAACGCTGTGCTTTTGGATTGACGCCCTTCTTTTCTAGGACTTCTTTGACTACACGCTCACGCTGCGACTTGGATAGATTCTCAAGTTGCTCAGTGAGTTCCTTGATACGCTTCTCATCAGAACGCTTGGCTTTCCGTAACTTTTTTAATAAGTCACTTCCATCCATCTGCGCCTCATTGTCGGTATCTTGGTCGTCTTCGTCATCATCCCAGTAGTTGTTGCTCATAGCAACCCACCCTTTCTATTCGTTAGTTCGCAAGCCACAGGTTCCAATCGGGGAATTGGTCTGGCTCTCACTACCAGTCTTTTACGCTAATGGGGCTGGTCGGTCCATTAGGATTCTATATTGATATAGGTGAAGATAAAGCGCCTTTACCCATACCCGGATCTGCTTGAAATGAAGCACGTGCTAGAGATTTTAATCGCTTACGATCTTCTCCTGCTTTAACATTCTTATTAAAGAACTCTGCTTCGGCTTCAGTTTGTCCGTAAGTTATACCGGCTTCTTTATAAATATTAGTTAAGTTTTCGGTAGGTTTTAATACTTCACCAATTGTTTGATAAGTTTCTTTAGCAGTAGCAGCACCTACATCACCAACTTGTGCGTATAATGCAGCAGCACGTGTAAGACTTGAATCATATCCTTTACCAAGTCCCAATGCTCCAACACCTAACTGTGTAGTTTTTACTTGCTTGTTTAATTCAGCAAGAGATTGAGTAGGGTCTAAGAAATAAGATACTAATTTATCATCAGTAATTGCTGGATAATAAAGTTTTAATTGTTGCATTATTAAAGGATCTGCATTTTTAACATTATCTATTGCAAGATTTATACGTCTACCTACCTCAGTAGGTGCTACGGCATTGCCAATAAGAGTTGCATATCGTTCTCTAGTTCCCATACTAGTTTGTCCTGCAGCAGTAAGATACTGAGTAAAAGCATCTTCTTGTGCTAGATAGGCATCTTCGCTTAAAGCATTAAGTCCTTTAGTAAGACGTTGTTTGTTACCAGCAAATCTTTTTTGATAAGCAGGCAATTGACGCATAGCAAGCATTGCTTGTTCTGGACCCATCTTAGGGTCCATAATACTAGTTGTTACAAACTTTTCTAATTCAGCAATTTCATCAGGTGCAAAATTATTATCAGTAAAGATTGCAGTTATTCTTGCAAAAGCATCTCGCTTTGTATTTAAATCTTTTATATCCTGTGCTATCTTTGCTTGTTCAGCATCATACTCTTCTTTTGTTTTTGGTTTAGGTTTATCTGTAGGTGTATCAGGAAGAACACCACGTGCCATTTCAGAAGCAGCACGAATGCCCTCATCTTTAGCCTCTTGATCTAAATCCCTAACAGGTGTTTCAGATGGTGCAATAGTTGCATTTCGCGCAGCGTTATTACTTAAAATCATTTCTCTTTGATCTTGAAAACGTTGATACTCAGGAGAACCGATAACAAATCCACTAGCCGCATCAATAGGAGCAGATGAGGTTGGTGATGAAACCCGACTTGGTGCAGGAGTCGAAGGCGATTGCCCTGCTGGAATACCTAAATAATTTAAAGGATTTACCTTTCGTTTAACTGCCATTAGATCTTCCCCCAAGTTTTAAGGATTGTATTAATAAAAGAAGAAGCACCCTCATTTGCTGCTGCAGTAAATCTCCAGTTAGGATTCTTACGCACATTTAATGTAAAGTCATTAGGGGACATAATACCTTTATCGTCACGTATAGCATTCTGTACATCTGTATCATAAATATCTACAGTGTTGTCGCCTAGTTCTAATTCTTTTTCTTTTATACGTTGGAAGTTAGAACTAATATCACTAACCTTTAAACCGTTATCAATGTAAGGTGCAAGATTTTTAAAGTGTATCTTTGCTGCTTGTGTAATACTATTCTTTGCCTGTGTAATGCCAGTATTCAGTGCCTCTGAACTAACACCAGCAGTTCCGCCACCGGGTTTTAAAACTTCATTTGTTTTTTTAAGTAAATCTGCATGTGTTAATTGTATGCCCATATCTGCAGCATGTTCATTTAATTGAGTATATGTATCACCAATTAAACCACCAGCATCTTGCAGTTGTTGCTGTGTTGTTTTAGTAATACCAGCACTCTTGGCAGTCTTGTCACCTTTATTAATAAGCCCAAGGCGCATTTCAATACGGTCTTGCTCTGTTAGTTGAGCATAACTAACACCACCACTAACAGTATTACCTGTTATCGGATCTCTAGTAGATGTAGAATAACTTGTGCGTTTTAATTCTGCAGCATGAAGTTTGTCCCAATAGGCTTCAGCAAGAGCATCTACTCTATCTACTAACTTAGGGTCACCAACATACTGTTGAACAGTACGGCGAAACTCAGCAATTGCATCTTCCCTAGTAGTCAACCCACTACTTCTAGAACTATCAGTTGTTCTACTTGGCATGTCAACGCGTGCGTTTACCCAACTATCAAAATCATATAAAGCAGTTGGAGTTTCAGAGTTAGCATTTACTGCACCTGTATTAAAATTGTCAACAGAAATTTGACTTAAAGCATTTTTAATTGCACCTTGAAAATCAGTGTCTTTATCTGTTACAGGTCCAGCAGACATTGATCTTTGGAAACCCTTAGCAGTAGGGTAGTATGCTTGCAATTTCTTTTTGTAATAAGAAATACTTTCTGGATCACGTGGAATACGTCCCAAGTATTCTTGTACTGCAGCATCAAGACCTTTAGTTTGATAACCTCTACCATCTGGTGTTGATATAATAACCCATGCTTTAGGTTGATTACCAGCATCAGCCGCTGCCGAAACATAAGGAGCAGTTTGAACTCCACCAGTTGAACTGCCAGAGTTAAGAACAATACTGCCATCAGTAAACTTTTTGTAATCGTATGAAACGCCTACTGGAATTTCTTTTAAAGATGATTTAACTTTACCAGCAGGTTTAGATTCAATATTTCTAACAGATGCTGGAGCAGGTTGTGTGTTTGCCTTAGCGTTTGCTTTTAATTTTTCTTCTGCTGCCTTGGCAGGTGCATAAGGATCTTTAGGTGCCACAGTTTATTTACCCATCACTTTAGTCGGAGTTACATAAATGTCGTTTATTAAAGGTCTAATAATTGTTTCAAAGGCTTGAGTTAGAATAGGATTTCCTCCAGAGTATTTCTTTAGATTCTCTAATCCAGTCTTTAATTCATCATCTACTAACTGTTGTCCGTTAAATTGAAAACGGATATTAGGATCTTCTAATACAGCAATAACTCTATTAGCAAGAGGAAGTATTTGATCTATAAACTTACGTCTTGGACCTTCAGGTAATAGAGATGCATACTCTTTGCTTTGTACTAATTGTGAAAACTCATTGTATCTTTTATACATCTGCTGTCTTGGTATAACATTTTCAGTACCTTGTGTTTCAGCAAATAAAGGGTTTGCTATTTTGATACTCTCTTTTGCTACCCTAGCCCTTGCTAATAGTTCAGCACGATAGTCTGCTCTATTGCGATCAAGATTATTAGGATCATTTAGTAACTGCTGTACTTCTCTATCAACATTGTAGAAATCTTGACGAGCCTTAACAACAGAAATCTCTTGTAGATATCTCTTTAATCCAGCACCTTGCATTTCAAAAGGACTATCTTTGCCAGTTATAAGATCAGATGCTGCAAGCATGTTTGCTACAGAAGGATCATACTTGCCAACATTAGGTGCAAACACCCAGCCAACGCCAGTTTCAGCATACTCAGAAAGCATTTTGTTATTTTCTATAGCCCAGTTTTTTGTTTCTTTACTATAGTTGATTGCTTGTTTTGCAGCCTGACTGTTCTTACTAACTGTCCAGATAAGTTTATCAGGATTGCTACCAATAAACATTTGAACCGCAGTGCCAATAGGGTCTTCAAGGTTATATCCATACTGAGAATTAACATCTAATACAGCCCTGAGTATGTCACTAAACTGTTGATTTAATCCAACTACCCCAACTTTACGTAACTCAGATGGTATGTTTGGTTCAGCACTACCAATAGGTGCAGCAGATATGGTATTAAATACCATCTTTATTGCAACTATATTATGTGCTGCCAAGCGTAAGCGTGCAAGGTAATCATTAAGTTTTTCTCTGTTCTGAGAATCTTCAGGCTTTAATGCTGTTGCCGGATTAGACTGTAAGTAAGCCGCTGCTTGATAAAGAGTGGTTGCTTCAATCCCAGTTTTATGTTCTGTTGCAAATAGATTCCATGCATTATTTAATGCAGGTGGGAACAACGCTCTTGCCCAAGTAGTATTATCACTTTGCTCACCTAGTAAATAGTTGTCTAGGTTTTCTCCAACTTTAACTAAATTAGGTTGGTCAATCATCCTACCTACTGTATTAAGCAACTGCTTTGCACCTAATACTGGAAGTGCCATAGTAGGACCAGTCAATGTAGGCATACCAGAACCCTCAGCGTAAGAAGGGTTTAACAAAGAAATCTTTAATGTTGCTTGATTCCATGCTGGTTGTTTAAAGTAATCCCAGTTACCACGTCCAACTTGCATACCTGCATAAAGAGGATTCATAAGAGCAGCAAAAACAGGTGCTACTACTCGCCAAGCAATACCATCATTAGGAATTAAAACATATGAAGTATTATTGTTATCTGTATAAACTATACCAGAACCATTCATACCTTGCGTAACCTGTGATAAACGGTAGAATACTTTGTCTGGATGTGCATTAAGATAGCGAACTAAACGGCGGGAATAATCTTCTGTTGCTCTATAGAAGCGTCCAACAGTACGTAAGTTCCACGCTAATTGAGTACGTATATCAGGGTTATCTGCATACTTCATTAATTCATTGGTAGCATTTTCTGTTGCTCTGTTATCAAAAGTAAGGTCAGCCTGTATTCTAGCAGAATCATAATCCATGCCTTGTTTCATTAAATCATCAACATGCTGTTTTTCATCTGTTTTCATTATCTTACGTTGTTCTATTAACTTTATTAAAAATGCATCAGATCGGTAAAGGTCAGTTAACTGCCTATCCATTTGATCCCAAGCAATTCTTTTTACTTTACTGTACCAACCTTCAGCAGTTGTTACTAATTCAGGAAAATCCAAATCGCTTTTTAGTTGACCTTGAAGAGGATGATCTTTTATAAGTATTTCAAAATCAGAATAAGGTGTATTGCGTACATGATAAGAGTTACTTGTTACTGTTTGCTCATACTTTGCACGTTCTTTTAATTGCTTTGCACTTGGTTTAAGTTGAGGTGCCCCTGCATAATTTCTAAGATAAAAATCAGATGCATTAAAATTATTTCTTGCAACAATTTTATCTTTTGCAGTTTCTACTTTACCTTTAAGTGCATTAAGTAATTTCTCATTAAATCCAAGATCATTACCATGAAAAAGAGTATAAAGTTCTGCCATGCTTTTACGAACAATACCTTCGGCTATTAGTGCATCAGTTAAACCAGTATCACGTAGTTCAACAGTTTGTCTATATTCACTAAGAAAACTTTTTAGTGTTGCTTTATCTCCGGGACTAAAGGCTTTCCATACTCCATCTTTGTTTTTAGTTAATCCTAATTTAGTTAAAACTTCTCCAACATATGCTTCGCCATCTTTAGTTGTACGTAAAGCATTATGCTTAATAAAGATATCACCAAAATCTACAACTTTTCCACTAGGAGCAGTCCAGATATTTTTACCAAAATACTTATAAAAAGAATCATATTGTATTTGGCTACGGCTAGAATTAAGAAGTAAGTTTTGTTCGTCAGTTATAAACTTACCTAAACTTTTTCTTCCCCACTCTTCAATTGCTTCTGTTAATTTGCTTTTACCAACAACTTCAGCAGCAAGAGTTCCATCAACTATAGTATTACCAAGAGATGCTGCAACAGTAGAACGTACCATGCCATCAAGAGCATGTGAGTTGTTAGTTAAAAAGGTACCAAGATATCCTTTTTCTTCTTCAGTTAATTTTCCAGCATACTTTGCAAGTACAATATTTGAAATACGTTCTTCAACTGATTGACCAAAGTATTCTTCAGGGGAAACAAGTTCAGTTCTACGTATTTCTTTACCATTAGGTAGACGATAACTAACATCTTGCTCTATTAATTCACCCATTTGCTTACGTTGTGCGGCTGAAACGTATTCAGTTGGATTTTTGCCAGCCCAACTAAGCATTTTATTTTTTACTGGTCCTATTGACTTGCTATCGCCAGTGTATCCAGCAACAGTACGGGACATTCCCCGACCTTTGCCATTAAAAAAAGCATAAATAGAACGTGGATGATTAACCATAAAGCCAATAGTGCCTTCGTCTACTGCGCCTTTAAGTGCAATCTTAGGATAAAGTAAAATTAATGACCAACCAGACATTATTGCTTCATTGATTGAACCATTTAATCCAAGATAATTACTAAGTCTACTGTTAATTCCATCAGTATTATGTACTACTTCTACAAGTTCATTAAAGTTAGGCATAGAAACGCCTTTAGTGCCATGAAGAATCTGGCTCATTCCAGCAGGAATAGCAATTTCTGCATGACTTTTTAAATGTGCTGGAGTAACAACATCACTAACAGGACCCATACCTTTAACAGGTGCATACTTTGCTTCTAAAATAGCATTAGATTTTTTTATACCTTCTGGTACAGAAAGCAAACCAATTTTTGCATGGTATAATTTATCTAAACTAAACATTAAGTTTATTCTATCTTCTGGGTCAAGCATTAAATAACGAGCAGCCAAAAGATTTGCTTGTGTTTTATCACCAACAATTAAACGAGTATAATTTCTAAAATCATCAATTGATTTTAATACTAATTCTTCTGCGTGAAAAATTTGTACATTCTTGGGCATTATACCAAAACTGTTTTTTGCTGCTTTTAAAAAGTTACGTTCTTTTACACCAAGGTATTTAAGAACTTTGTCATCTTTGGCAACCATTGAAATGCCGGGTAGGTCATCAAGATATTTTTCAAAGTCTTTAAACTTTTTAAGTGCGCTTTTAGGAATAGGTTTAATCACATCTCTTACACGTGGTTCATAACCAAATACTACCTGATCCATTGCTGCACGAAAACCATTAGTCATCTTGCGAGTTCTTGTTTCAAGCGCAACATGGTGTTCAGTATAAAATGCTAAGTTATCTGTGCGACCACTAATAAGATAATTAGTGTGCTTACCCATTTCAAAAAATCTTTGCATTGTATCTAAGTCGGTAACAGGTACTAAATCTTCATTGTCATCAAGTACTTTTGCGTTAACTAATCTGTCTTGTACTTGTGCATTATCATATTTACTAAAGTTTCTTTTAATTTCTTGTTTGGCTGCGGCTACAATTGCTGGATCTTTAGCGGCAAATCCTCTACGTAATTCATTAATAACAGGTGCTAATTTTTCATGGTAAGCACTAACTTCAGGAATAGCAAATAAATCTTGAACTCTTTGCTTAGGCAAGACTCCTGCTTTTGCAGCATTTGTAAAATCTTCAGCAAGTTTTTCTGCTTTAAGAATTGCTTTGGATGAACCACCAGTAAGCCATGTTAGTGGATCAACAGCCATAGTGTAAGCAGCATTGATTCCGCCAGAAGGAGAAACATAAGGATCTTTACCAAGTGGATTAGGATTTCTAATTAACCATTTTTCTTTATTTTTGCTTACTGCTACTTCACCTGCACCAAATGTAGATGCACTTAATAATAAAGGAATTACTCCACTCCACACGCCACCATCTTTAGGTGGATGATTACGGTTTGCCCAGTTAGTAAAATCATTCCCGGGGTTAATTTGATAAGCCTTATATTCGGCAAAAGCATTTTTGTATTTAGAAGATTGATCGGAAAACTCTTTAATGGCATTAACCATCTCAGAATCTAAAGGACCATACTCACGAAGAATATCTCCCGGAGTTTTTCCATCAATTAATCCTTTTGCAAGAGCAGACATAGCAATCCCATGTTTTGCTTCTAAACGTTTAGTTGCTACTTGATCCCATTGGTTATGTCCTTCAAATCCATCTATCCATGTTTTTTTATTTAATAAATCAAGAAATGCTTGCTTATCAGTTTTACCTGTATCTGTAAGACCACGCACTAATTTATATTGTAATTTTGTTAATTTGCCATAAGCATCAGCAGTATTAATAACAGCCTTAAAGGGCGACTTTACTGTTTCAATAACTGCTTCTCTAATTAAATCACCAACACCTTTAGGCTTTTGTTGGTATTGTGCATTAGGATTAAGAAACATTAATCCTTTTTGAATTTCTGGATCAAGTTTAGTAAATTGAGTTTTTGCTTTTCCTAAGTCAGACATCTTTGCAAATGCTTGATCTTTTGCTAATAAATGCTGAAGGTTGTCAGTAATTCTTTGTTCTTCAGGAGTAGGACTGCCAGCAAGGGTAGCCGCATACATCTTTGGGTTAGCATTTATAAGAGTACGATCAGGTGGATTAAGTGGCATTATTCCATATTCATTCTATTGTAAATAGCCTGATACTGTCCAGTCTGATCAAATTGCATCATTCGATAAATTGTATTAATTGGATTTTCTGGTTGAACCATAGAAATCATAGAGGTGTCTACTCCGGGACCTTCACCCCAATTTGCACCATATGAATCAGGTTCGTTTGGAAATTGAGTTGGTACATCTAATGCTACTGGTGGTTGGATTCTAGGACCTGCTAAAGGTGCTTCACCTTGCTGATCATTAATTGATTTGTTTTCTCCATATGCAAACCCAGTATAACTTTGTTCAGGTTGGCTCATGCCTTCGGTTGCTCCGCCATCAGTACGTTGTGATAGCGCACCCGGACCTGATGCTGGTGCTGGGTTTTCTGGTTGACGATATCCGCCCATTGAACTCATACTCATTCGTCATCCTCTCCATCAAATTCTTCTTCTTCTTGTTTATCAAAATCATAATTATATTCTTCTGCAGAATTAATCATTCCGTAAGCAAGCCATGGTGTCATAGCATCACTTACTTTAGTTTGTAAATATCTTGTACCTTCAAAATCTGCCCATTCGGTAATAAGAATCCAGTTAGTACAGATCTGATTTCCACCATCGGGATCTTCTTTAGCAAGTAGTTCTATTGCTTTATCTAGTTGTTGCTTAAATGTGTCCCCACTCATTTTATCTCCTAGTTAAATTAGTTCTTGCACTTGCTGTGCCAACACCAGAAGACGAAAGACTAGATAATAAAGTTTGCATATCTGGTGGTGCTCCACCTTGAAGTGGACTTGCTTGTGGGGTTGGACCTCCTGCTGGAGGTTCACCGGGAGCGGGGGACGATGGCTCAACCGGCTGTGCCAGCCCAGCAGGAGGAACTTGTGGTGCAAAGACTTCCTCAATCACATCTTCGATTGATTTGCCTTTTTGCCTTGCTTTAATTACATCAGCAATTCTTTGTATAACCTGAGTTGGATCTTGTCCCGAAGCAGCCATCTGTGGTATTGCTTGTGAATATGCTTGTAATGCACCAACAAGTCCATTACGCATTTCTTCAACTTCTATTTTTTCTTGTTCTTGCGTGACATTAACTCCAAATGGTAATTCACGCATAGCCAAGTCTTTAGAAATTAATTTACCACCAAGAGCCTGTAGCATAAAAATAAGACCTTGTGCAGGATTAAGACCAGCAAGCATGCCATAACGAACATCTGCTGAGTAGTCGCCCTTAATATCTTTGCTTGGTAAGTAGTCAACGCTAAATGGAGAACCAGCATCTACGCCACGAATTGTTTTTTGTTCATTAAAGAACATCTCATCAACTTCAAAACAAAGAGAAATAATTTGTTTAAAGGTAGAAGCAAAGATAGCCTGAGCAGATTTAATCTGCGTATCAAAGCCACCCATAAGTGCTTGAACACCTTGACCAGTAATAACTGAAGCATCAGTATTACCAGTTCGTGCTTCAGGGTACCGTGTACCTACACGCAATTCTTGATTAAGAATTTGCTGTTCGGTAAATGCACCTTGAGGAATACTTAATTCTACACGGCGTACACCAGCAGGATTGTTAGTACGGATAATTCCGTCCCCACCAAACTGCATTTCTTGAACATCTTGCGGAACAACAATTGGTGCTTGTACTGATTTCTCTGCTGCTTCCATTGCAAGTAATGCAAACCTATTACGAAGCAGTTGGATACCTAGTACGTCATCAAATTGTCCACGCATCTCACCATCAACAGTAGGACGTTTAGCAACAATAACCATCATCTTACCAAGAGGATTCTTTGCTTGTGAAAGCACAAGATTATTTTTTTCTGGTAGATAGATTAGAGATTGTTCTTTATCGTAATAACGAATCATCTCAACTTGAGCATTCAAGTCTTGTTCGTATCTGTCTTTTCCAAGAATGCTTATTTCAAATTCTGGGAATTGCGACACTAACTCACCTAGTGTTAATTTATATACTTTAGCAAAAGCAATACAACGTCCATAGCGATCAAACTCTGGGAAAGCACCCATTGGGTTTTCTATACGAATACGTGGTATTTTTGCTTCTTCATCCAATTCTATGCAGAACGGGAGGAAACCATATGTAATGTACATGTCCGCACCAGCGTACATTTGTACTTGTAGATCTGAATTTGCAAAATAGTTAGAAGCAATACGAGTACGCTTATCTGCAAATTGACGAGCACGATCAGAAACTTGATTAGCAGCAGAACAGTTAATGGCAGGAAGTGGAGCCATAACTTCAGATAGATCCCGTGCAACAATATCAATAAAGTTAGCAACTACGTTTTGATCTATTCCTTCAGGAAAAAATGTTGGATAGACTTCAGCAATACGACCTTGACGCACAGCAAGAACGTCTTGTTGACGTGAGGTTTGCAAGCGAGCACGTTGGCGCAGCGATGCGATCCGTGCAGATACTTGATCTATTGATAATGCCATTTACTTCCTATCCATATATATCTGTCCATTGATCAGCAATCGCATCATCAAGGTTAACTGAATATCGTTTTTCTGTTTGTGCTCTAGTAGCCCAACGATTACTAGCAAAAGAAGCAAGGTTGCTATGTTGCTGAATAAACTCTCTAGCCCGTAACACTGCAAACCACAAAGCCATAACGCAGTCAGTCTTACCTCTAGTGTCAGGCTTCCAAGTTAATAGTTGAACTATTAAGGCTTTGATTCCTTCTGAGGATTCACTTGATGGAAATTCAAGTAGGTTGTTGCCATCATGCTTCTCGCCTCTAATTGTTCCAAGAAGGGTAGACATTGACGCAACCCCATAGGCTGTATCCCATTTATTTTGGTTTGTATGGTGTGCATCAAGCCGTACGCCGTAAGAAGCAAGCCAGTTTCGTAGTTCGCTGTCAAGTGAGTAGGCTTTCTGATGGGCGTTGATTTCCACTCGGAACTCTTGTGGAGAGTACTTAATGGTTAAATCTTCTATAGTCTGTCTAATTTTTTGTGGTGTTGGATCTGCCATGTTTATGCAATCAAGAATATATATCTTGCCATCTGCACGGTTATAACAAAGAACTACCCAAGCAGCGTGACCGCCCATAGCAGGATCGAAACC